TAAACGATCTAAATTACCTTCATATTCAATCTTACCTAATTTAACGTATTTAGTTCCTATATCACCTAATTTATAAGATGGTTCGTTTTTAGGATTATACTTTTTGTATAGTAGTAAATAGTCTAAGTGATTAATACCTCCTAATTCAATAGGTTGAGCTTGATCCCATTCAGTAAATTTAATTTTACGGATTGGAGATAAACGAGCAGCTTCATCTCTACCTAATACATTACATAATCTATAATACAGGTAAGGAACGTCAAAGAATCCACTATTCCATCCTGTGATGATAGTTGGGTCAACTGATTCCCATAAGTCAAGGAATAAACGTAATAATTGTTCTTCATCATCACATGGTATAACTTGCTTATCTTCTTCATCAATAGACGTTAATTGTTTTTTCTCGTCTAAGATTAGACAGTAGTATTTTTTAGCTGTAGCATCGTATAATGAGATTGAAGTAATCTTCATTGGTGCTGTCTTAATATATTCTGTAGTTAACGCACCTCCAATCTCACACTCAATATCGAAGTAGATAATGTTTTGCCATTCAGGAGTATCATCACTGTCTTTGTACTTATCAATTAGTACAGCGGTTAGTCTGTCAATATCAGACTCATATAAGTGATTATCGTTCCATTCATATTTGGTAACGGCTTTAGCTCGTTTACCATCTAATGTTGGATACTGACCATTAGGATCAATAGCGAAGCGAGGTATAGTATACTGGAATTCAGTCCATCCTTTCTTATCGTCGCGTAAATGAAATTTATAGTTGGGTTTGCCCTCGTAAAATATTGATTGATACATACCTTAAATATAAGATATTATCTTGACCGAATCAAATTTATTGAGTGAATTTAACACTCATTACGTGTACTGATCCTGTGTATAATGTATATCCTGTACCTGAGCCTCCAAACTGTGTAGGGATAGTTGTAGTACCTCCTGTTGGCCAGTTACCTAGAGCAACTCTATTTATTGCTGTTACGAATGCGGAGCCGGAAACATTACCTACTCTATTATTAGCTAATACTCTAACTTGTCTATAAAACGGACCACCACTATTAGCTATTAAGAAGTATCTGTTTGCTGGGATTCTGATAGTGGTGTTAAGTGATGATGTTGTTAAAGTACCACCAGTATAGCTAAATGAGTTTGATGGTGTTATAGTACTTACAGTACTCCAACTACCTGTACTGTTATCTACAGATCCAGTAGCCACATACCAAGTCCATGAGTTACTACCATTAGAATGAGGTACTAATCCAATATTTCCAGAACCAGCAGACATAGTTACTGGTTGGTTAGCGTAGAATAACTGCCATGCTCCATTATTAGTATTAATACCTATACTAGAAGAAACACCAGATTGTTGAGTAAATACATCAAAGAAAGTGCCTGGGGTGTAGTTAAATGATCCAGGTGATGTCGTAGTGGTAGTTGTTGTGGTGCTTGTTGTGGTTAAAGATGAATTTAAAATAAAACTTCCACTATTACTATTATTGATTAATGTAAAGTTACCCGTTCCTGATGTATTTGAAAATGTTATAGGCATACCTATAAATATTACTTATCTAAATTATCAAGATTATTCATTACTGCTTTTTTGTATAGTGGTGTAAGTTTGTATTCCATAAACAGTGTTTTAAATAAACGTATTGATTCATCGTGTAATCCAATCCACCACCCTGCTACTGCTTGTTCAAATAAGAATACCCACCTATTTGGATATTCTACATCTGTAATGGTATTAGGTTCATCTGTTGCTAATGTATATCCAATAATAGCCATTGTGTAGCTTTCCTGCCAGTCTTTATTTCGTTCATATGTTCTGCTAAGCAAGAAATATGCTTCGGGACGTTTAGGGAGTAGCGATATTGCTCGTAATAATATACCTTTTATAGTAAATACTCTATTGCCTTGTTTTTCAAAACATAAAGCTATTCTTAGTAATGCTTCGTAAATTCTATTATTATCATATCCAAACTCAACACTTCTAAGATAGTAACCAGCAGCGGCTGCTGTTTGTCCTATATCTTCATATTTACATCCAAGTTCAAAGTTAATATTACTGTCCTTTGGATTATCAATATATTTTATTAATAAATCTACTATTTCCATCTTAGTCATTTGTCATATAGAATAAAAATTGTGCACTACGTGTATTTACATCTGAGTAATTTTGGATAAATTCATTATCAAATATTTTATCTGTTATATTTTCTTCAGTATGTGCATTTAAGATATAGTAGTTTTTATGATCTGGTAGGTAGGTATCTCTGAATGTTTTAAATTTATTAACACTATCAATAGTACCCCATAAGTGTAATTCACCAGCAATATGTTTTACATTACTTAATATCCATTCTTTATTTTCCTCAGTAAAGACATCATACTCACCTCCTTCACAATCTACTTTTAGAAAGTCAATTTTATCAATTTGATTTTCTTCTATCAATTGTTTAAAAGTAATAGTTTCATATTCATCGCCTTCATTATAATAGATATGTACTCCTTCTTTTATAGTTTCTGTTGATGTTTTATCACTAATAGCTTTATTAATATAAACACACTTGTTATGTGTATTTTGTTTTATAACGTCCATTAATGTGTTTGAAGGTTCTATACAGTATGTTTTTAATGGATTTTTATTTAAGATAGAAACCGTAAAAGCTCCAACATTACTACCAATATCCATTACTACATCTCCTTCTTTAACTTTTACATATTTTTCATATATGTTCTTATCAAAGATTTCATTACTAATTATATTAATACTATTATTATCTAACCAACCCCAATTAAAACCTAATATATTAATAAATTTTTCTTTTTGAACTTTTAATATGTAAGCAGCATTGTCTTGAAATCCGAAAGTAATGAGTAAATCTCCTTTATATTCAGCTACCCCACAGCAGAATTCTACTTCACCACCCATAAAACTAAAGGGTTCTGAGATGTGTTTTATGTTCCAATCTTTATCCCACATTACTAGTCTATGGGTATATTTGGCGTCTTTTTGTTCTAATTTGTTTTTCCATAAATCAACTTCATGGATAATACAAATTCTATCATCGCCATACGGAATAATTTGGGATCCACCTCTTAAATTTTGGTGTGGCCCCACTCCTTCTTTTAATATTATTGTTTCAGAAGTATTAGTTTCAGGATCTACCTTCACTAGTTCAGTTGGATTAGTCCATTTTACAAAGTGATAAGGCATATCAATAACGGGCATCCAGTTTTTTTCACAATATGAATTTGGATCGTTTGGTGGTTCTATTCTGCTGCGCTTTACTTCTTTGTATTTCTTTAATTCAGATAATTCCATTCTACCTTCACCATTGGTTTTGGTATCTCTTCTAACCCCACACAAATATAATTTATCATCCCATCTTACTAGTCTACCATCTTCCAATCCAATAAATTCCCAAACAGGTTCAACATCAAGTTTTGATGTGTCTACTTTGTTCCAACTTTTAATTGTTAGATCATCGTTTAACTCACATAACCAGTTTGTTGTTCTTAAATGAATGTCGTTTTCTGGGTTAAGGTATGCTAATGGGCCCCAACGATTGATAAATAATTGTTCTCCTTCGCAATGGTATAGTGTATAATTAACATGACGGAGGTTAAGGATTAATTTACCCTTATCAACGTATATTGATGGGTTCATTAAACCTGTTCCGTTTGTTAAATCAGAGGGTATTAATAGGGGGGTAATAGAACCCCCACTATCTAAAACTTTTTTTACTAGATTATCCATTTATTATAATGAATTTCTCTGTTTATCGTTTTGCCATTGTCCGTTATATAATTCAGCACCATTACATTCATGGAAGTAGATTTGTGCTACACGAGCATCCTTTTCAATGAATATAGTTTCATGAACATATAGTAATGTACCCATATATTGTGTTTCAAAGCCTGGATCAAATACAGGGCTATTGATGATTGCACCGTTGCGGTATAATGATGAACGTTGCTTAATGAATGCTACACGATTATCAGGTATTTTACAACCTTCATTAAATGTAATATCGTATACACCTTCATATAATAACCATCCTTCAGCACCATCTAATTTGATAGATTCAAATGGGGTATATGTGGTTAATTCAGTTTTATCTTTTAGTACTTTACCAATTTTACCATCCGCTATAAAATTACCACCAATTTTATTACCAACTTTCTGTACTGCTTTAAGTGATAAGTCATAACCTACTTGTGCCGGTTTACCTTGTGTTGTTTCTAATAATAATAGACCCTCGTCTACAATTTGTTTTGCGTTTAACATATTTTAAATTTATTAAAGTTCTTCTACAATTCCAAGTACTTCAGCTATTATCATTCCTAGAACAAATATTCCAGTACTAAATAGAAGCCCAATACAGGCACCCATTCTGATTAATGATTTAGCGAAACTAATTGAAAAATGCCAATTTGTTTTACTCTCCTTTGGTTGCATAATCTTGTATTGTTTTTGAATCTGCTCTTTCCCATGGATAAACTATCCAGTCTTTATCTACTACTTCGTAGTGGAATGTTGGTTGTATAGATGCAGTTTCTTTTGTATGAATTGTTGCTGTTGGAACATTATACTTGTGTAATGTTAATCCTGAATCGCAAATGTCATCTACTATCAGTACTTTACTGTCTAATACCATTCCAAATTTAAACAATGGAATATTTAATTTATGAGATAACATTACAGCAGGTATTAATCCTCCTCTAGGCATTCCAAATATATATTGAATATCTAGCCCACTGGATTCTATTTGAGACGCTATGTTATCCACAGCAGTCTCAATATAGTCCCAGGTAATAAATCTTTTGTTCATATTAGAATTTTGTTCCATTTACTTCAATCGCGTGTAAGAATTCTTCTCTAATTAAATTATCTTTTTCCATAAACACACCACTAAACTTATTTGTAGTCATTACAGATGGGTGTTTAATGCCTCTATGTGAGCAACATGTATGCTTACAAGCAATACTTACTGCTACGGATTCACATGACATTTTATCAGCAATATAATCATGAATTTGTTGTGTTAATGATTCTTGCATTTGTGGTCTGCGACTAAACCATTCTACAATACGGTTTAATTTACTTAAACCAATAACGTTTTCGCCTGGTACGTAAGCTACTGTAGCATAACCTGTGAAGGCTAAGTTGTGGTGAGCACACATACTAACGATAGGAATACCTGATTGAATTACTAATCCACTATAACCTTCATCATTAGGGAATACTGTAATGTTTGGTTCATCACTAATACTACCTACGATTAAGTCCTTTAACCACGCTTTAGCTACACGACGAGGTGTATCTTCAGTTTGTCTATCTGCTTTATAGTCAAACCCAACTGCTGTAAGGAACTGAGCATACGCCTCAGATGCATTCTCAATCATTTGCTCCACTTGTTCTGGTGTACGAGCTAAACTACCATTTGATTTTTTTAATAGTTCCATTTATTTATTTTTTACTTTAATTTATTAATTTGTCTAATCATGTTTACAGCACCGAATGCTGATAATATAGCTATAACGACATAGCCCCAGATAATTAGTGCTTCCATTATTTTTTCTTTTTGGTTTTTTTCTTTGGTTTTTCTTCAATTTCCTCTAGAAATGAGAATTCAGTATTATCTTCGTAGCATTGATCATCATCTAAACGAGTAATACCTTCACACATTCCATCAGGGCAATCTTCAACCATTTCAATTGCTTGATCTACGTCTTCAGCTTCAACTATGTAAGTCCAAGCTTCTACAAGGGTACGTTCACCCATTATTTTAAACTTAGGCATATTATACGTTTAATGTTTTATTCCAAGCTGCAATATGCAAACGTGTTAAACCTCTAAATCTATACTTCTTAGCCATTTCAAGACAGAATTGAGTACGCTCTTCGAAATTCTCAGCATCGTCTAAACCAGGCATACAAACAACGTTTTTAAGCGGTATATTAAATGGTACTACGAAGTCACGGAATAATTCTTGTACATCTTCTTCTGTGCTGATAACGAACTTAAACTGATAGTTCTTATGTTCCATAATACGCTTGATAGCAGCAGGAACAATACGTTGTTTCTCTGTCATACCTGAATTATTTAATTTAGGTGAACAGTTGATTTGATCCAACATTGTAAATAAAGGTTCTTCAATTACAATTGTACCATTAGTTTCTATTTCATAGAATGGATTAATATCGTTTCTATCAAGGTATCTACTTAACCAATAGTTAGTAAAGTTAACGATTGATTCTTGGTGTCCTTTGATTGTTGGTTCACCACCAGTCCAAATAATATGAACAGAACCGTCTTTGATGTAATCGTATACGCCTTCTTCTTTCCAACGGTTGATTAGATAATCGAATTCTTTATCTTCGCCTCTCCATAACCACTGAGATGTACTATCGCAAGTCCAGGTAGCTTTACCTTCAGCGTGTAAATCACCAACGAATATTTCTCCGTCTTCTAATAATTGAGCTTTAGCTAATGCATTAGTATATGCACGAGACATACCACAAGTTAGGTTACAAATACCAAAACGTACGAAGTATGATGGAATGCCAGATGAAATGCCTTCACCTTGCACTGTATAGAAATCACTACTGATAAGTAGTTTGTGTGGGTCGATTTTACTCATTTAAATAATGTTTTTATATAATTAAATATAGGACCAAAATTATGCCACTCTAAAATAAAAGCAGCAATACTTGGATGTTTATCTCCACACAGTCCTAATATATGTAATATTTCATGCATAATAATAAATTAAAAAAACATCCACCTTTTTAGGGGTGGATGTTGGGTGAATTACGCTTGAGCGAATTCAGTGTTTTTTACACGACGACGTGTTAACATGTACATTGCGTTAGCAATTGTATCATTTACTCTACGTCTACCGTTTGTAATGTTTGACAAGTGGCTAACAGAATAATTAGTTTCTTCTGATAATCTTGTTAAATCACCTTGCTTTTGACGGTGTGTAAAGAATGACAATTTTGCTGTGCGGTTAAGGTAGTTCGCACGAACCTTAGTTTGATAACTCATAACTATATTTGATTTTTGTTTACGAATTGTGTTCAGCTAATACTTTTTCTACATGAGCCTTAGCTACTTCCCATGTTACTGGTCCTGTTTCATCTTCATATTGTACAGGATCAGGACGTCCTAATTTGATAAATGCTTCAATACGCTCAACTGATGCAGCTGACTTATAATCACTATTTCCTGATGGGAATGGTTTATAAGATGTATTTGTACGCTTATATACTTCATTAAAATCGAGGCCTAAGATATCACAAGATCTTTGACCATCCTCTAAGATAGTGAATTTATTTTCATGCAAGTAAGGAGTAGTAACAGTTACTAATTCTGAATCCCAGTTACCAGACTTAAATGCTTCAAAATCAATATCACGGAACTCTTGTCTGCAATCAGGATAAATAGCATGATCACCTGCGTGAATACCCATTGCAATTTCTACTGGTTGTTTTTCACCTCTAGTAGCGATTGATAAGGCTACTGCTTGAATTAATGAAGAGAAAATTTTGTTACGATTAGGTACAACTGTTTCCTTCATGTTGTCTTGTTCATAGTGTCCTTCAGGAACATCATTACCACCAGTTACTAAAGCTGAGTTTAACAGTTGAGATAAACCATCTAATTTAATAATTTGATGTGTTACAGGTCCACTTCGATATGCTCTAAAGTTTTTAAATTCTTCAACATCGTATCCTGCATTTTCAATTTCTTTTGTATCTTCTTGAGATACAGGTTTTTGAGGATTAAGAACACTATTGATGTAAGTTACTAAATCTTTAGCACGCTCTAATTCTACTTTGTGTTTCTGACCGTAATCGAAACCTAATGCTGTTACTTCATAGCCGTTAGCTAATAGGTGTAACAATAATGAACTACTGTCCATACCACCTGATAATGATAAAACTGCTTTTTTCATTTAAAATGAATTTATTTGTTTGGGATCG